ATTCATAGAGGTATGTTATTTACAGGTCTATCAAGTGTTATGATTTTAAAATTACCATCTACATTTGGTAGAGAATATTCTGCAAGTGAGGTTCAACAGAATGGTAGACTACAAATACTAGGCGCAGCTAATGGTCAGTTTGCTAAAATAGATTATCAACCGCCTATGAATCTTAGAGACTTTTATATATTTCCATATGATATGAGGCACTGTGTATATCCTTTTAACGGTACTAATGAAGTAAGACGAACTCTTGCTGCAAATATAGATGTAGATTTTGACCCTATAAAAAACAGGGGTGTAGTATAATGGACAAACAATATTACATAGATAATCATATAGGTATATTTAAAAATTTTATGACAGATGAATTAATAAATAGTTATCTTACTTTTTTTAAAAATTGTGAAGAACAAGGGGCTGTGTATCCAAGAGTAGAAGATGAAACGGTAGTATCAGATAACGCAATTAGTACAATTATGGGTTCAGTTAACACTGCACTAACCTATAGTAACAAACCTTTTATAGATATGTTTTTTAAAGATGTATATCCATTATATACTCAAAAATATTCTTATTTAAAAAAACTAGCTACACACAACATATTAGAAGTTAAAATACAAAAAACTAAAGTTGGTGAAGGTTACCATATGTGGCACTGTGAAAACGCTGAGATGAAAGCTAGAAATAGAATATTAGCTTTTAGTGTTTATCTTAACGATGTAGCAGAAGGTGGAGAAACAGAATTTTTATATCAAAAGTGTAGGTTTAAACCTGAAAAAAATACACTATTAGTTTGGCCATCACAATTTACACATGTTCATAGAGGCAACCCACCCTTATCGAATGATAAATATATAATAACAGGATGGGTAGAATACGGATATTAATATGTTAACAGAACCACGATGGAAATCTTTTATAGTAGAAACAACTACACCAATATTTACTCCTAAACAATGTCAAATGATTATTGATGCAGGAAGAAGTGAACCTAGAAATGATGCTGGAGTTGGAAGTGATAAAGGTATTAAAGGTGGAGTAGTAGATACTAAAACAAGAACTTCACATATAAGTTGGATACCATTTAAAAAAATGCCTGACATGTACAAAGACATTGAACGTATTATGAAAACTACTAATGGTAATCATTTTGGTTTTGATGGTATGCAGTTAACAGAATACGCACAATACACAGAGTATCCAGTAGGTGGGTTTTATGATTGGCATGTAGATAATGATGTAAACATGCAACACGAACCACCAATTAGAAAAATTTCTATGACTTGTTTGTTATCACCAGAATCAGAATTCGAAGGTGGAGATTTAGAACTTCAATCTGAAGGTAAAGTTGCAAAAATA